CGGTGTCTAGTTCCTCGCCGATTTGCTTAATGGACGGCTTGACGGCGTCCATCTCTTCCTTGACGCCGGGCGGCAGCCACAGTCCGGGCTTGGGCGGGGGCGGCGGGGCGGGGGCGGCCGGCGGGGGCGCGGCCTGGCCGCCGCTGTTCTTCATCTGGGCATTCAGTTTGGCCACGGCCGAGGCCGCATTACTGGCATTCAAGGCAATGGCCTTGAAGCACTCGATGGTCGGCGCGGCGCTGGAGTTCCAGGCGGACATGGCCCCGCTCATCGAGCCGAAGCCGGCCGTGAGGGCCGCCATCGCCTGGTCCATCTTCTCCAGTTGCGCAATGGCGTCGGTGCAGCTAAAACCCAGCGTCGAGAGGATTTCATCAGCCATGGGACTACCCCTTGATCTGGTTGGCCTTGATAAATGGAGCCACGTCGGGCAAGTCAACGGACTTGGCGAAATCGATGAAGGCCAAATAGCCCTTGGCCTGGAACTCGTAAGGACCGGGCTGGAGGAGTTTGGCGGGCGGCGGCCACTTGGTCGCGTCCGGCTCCGAATTGGCGTTGTGGTACTCGTTCCAAACCAGCCAAGGGAGGCTAGTGCGATAAGTGAACGTATAGCAGCCAGGCGGCTCGTCGAGATTCAACTTGCCCTCGCTCTCGGCGAAGCCTTGTGAGATGCGGTCGTTGGTTACCGGCGAGATCGGCACCCGCACCTCGATCGTGCTGGCCAGCCGCTGGAAAGTGGCGCGGGACGCGCCGCTCCAGCAGGGCACCACGTCCAGGACGTGGCCCAGCCAGTGCATCACGGCCTGGGTCAGGGCCTCCCGCATGTGCCGGTCCAAGGCCGCGCGGTAGCCCGCGATGTCGATCCGCGGGGCGGCGAATTGAGCGGTGAATTTCATGGTCAGAAGCCTCCGCGTCGGCCGTCAGGGCATCCTTGCCCCCGCCAACTGAGCATCCCGCTCGGACTCGTCGTAAGTCCGCGTCTGGTGAAAGGCGATAATCAAGGCTTGGGCCTCGACGCCGCAGTCGTCCCAGGCCGGCTGGACGCCGGGAGGCAGCACCCCTAGCCGTTCACAGGCACCCCAGACGGTATATTCGCCGGTGCGGTCTGTGGGCCAGAGTTGCTTGCGGCTGCCTGCTCCTGACCAGCAAGAAAAACCGTGCGGGCCTTTTCGATCTTGTCGTCGTCCAGGCTGTTGGCCTCCAGCACGAGGCCCGTGATGCGGTTGCACTCGAACTGGCTGAGGCCAGCGTTCTTCAGATCGGTCTCCCAGTTGCCCCACGTCGCCGGATTGGCGATGTCGGCCGTGTCCCACTCGATCTCGGTGGGCTCCAGCGTGCGGATCGCCATGTAGCCCAGGCGCTTCACGCTCCACTGCGTCAAGACCTGCTGGTAGGTGGGGTCGTTGGTGTGGGGGACGAAGCCGTCCTTGGTAAGTTTGCCCGGCGGCTTGGGCAGCGGACAAATGGCGTTGAACTCGCTCATGTCCTTGAGGCCCTTGGCCCGGAAAACGATTTGCGAATCGCCACGGGGCAGGACCAGGATGGTCTCACGGGACAAACTGTTGGGGTCGATACCTGCGATCTTCATGTGCGTTTCTCCCTCGCAATGAAAAGTGAAAAAAGAGTAAAGAGGGCAGCGCCGGCACCGTGGCCGGCGCTGCATAGAAAAGACTAGACGACTTGCGGCACGCGCGAGACCACGGCCTCGGTGATGTTGCACTTGCCGTTGCAGGAGATCATGGCCTTGTTGTAGTCGATCTCGCGGCTTTCCACGCGGAAGTCCGGGAAGGAGGTGATTTCCACGTCCTGACCGGAGCAGGGCGGCGTGTAGGTGATGATCACGTTGACGGCGTGCGGCTCGCACGGATCGGGTCCGGAGGTGACCCATTCCGCCGCCGCGCCTTCGCCCTTGAGGGCATCCATCGGGCACAGCGGTTCGCTGGTGCCGGTGGTGATGTGCTCGTAGACGCACTCGAACTTCATGTCCACGGGGACTTCGTTGCCTTCGCGGACGGCGTCCAAGTTGCCGCGCTCCAGGTCGTACTTGTATTCCTTCTTCTCGGTGTAGGTGCAGTTGCCCTCGCCGATCTTGATCTCAAGCTCCTGGGAGAGGACCGTGAGCACGTCGCCGCTGGCGTAGGCCGTGGTGGCCGCGCCCAGGGCAGGTGAAAAGCTGATGGCGGAGGTCGTGTCGCCCGTCGCGGAGGCGTCTTGCGAGATCACGACCGAGACGGTCTTGACCACGCCCGCGCCGCCGGTGAGGCCAGTGCCGTTGCCGATCAGGAGGGACTGGGCCTTGCCGCCCTGCTTGCCCTTGAATTCCACGACCCAGTCCCCGGCCGCGCCGGTGACGGCCCAGTCGGAGGCCGACAGGCCATCGTCGATCGCCACCAAGGCGGACGCGACAGCCGAGGTGCTGGCGTCCCAGGCGATGCCGGCCGTCGCCCCCGCAGCCGTGGCGAGGGTGAAGGTGCCGCCCGTCGGCGCGCCGCCCACGGTGCTGTCCAGGGTGACGGTCTGCTTCATGTTCGCCGCGCCGGAGGAGGTCTGCGTGCGGGCGGTGACGACGTGGACCGGCGTGCCGGCCTCGGAAGCGAGGGTGAACCGCGCGCCCACGGGCACCTTGGCGGGGTTCGCCGCGCGGGGGATGTTGACGCTGGTCACGGGCATGCTCGTCGCGCCGCCCACAGGGGGCATAGCGCCGACAAGGGCGGTGGGCAACGTAACGCCGTCCACGCCGGGCAGTCCGAGGCCGTCTTCGAGGGTGATCGTGCAATATCGTAATTCGATCCTAGCCATGTTGGCTTCTCCTAGTTTGTTAAAGTTGCAAAACCAGTCGGCCAATGGCCTGACTTTTCAAAACATTGAAACTGCCATCGCAAGGTGCTGTAGTTCGATCCTTGATCCTTTGCAGCATCTTTGAGGCAACCGTAAAACATCAAGACTCCTAGACATAGGGCCGCCCGTCGTTGGAGAGACACATCAGATAGCGGGCGTCAACCAAACTTTGCTTGATCCGATTGGTGAGGTCCGCCTGTCCGAAGTGCATCACGCGCACCGCTTCGCCGCGGTTCTTGCGGGGCTCCATGACGCCGATGCAGACCGTACCATCATCGCCGGGCTGGTCACCGAACTTGTAGATCGGGATGGGCGCGTCGAGGGCCGTCTGGAACGTGCCGATGGCATTGAGGATGGCGTACTTGTTAGTGCCCTCCTCGTAGCGGCTGATGAACAGCGCGTTGGCGTCCACGGCCAGTTCGTAGTAGTTGTCGCTCAAGTCCCGCGTGAACGGTCCCGTGATGCGGACCTCCACCCGGTCGGCGGCCTCCATGAAGGCCGTGGTCCGCTCGTCGAGGCCCTCCACGAGCACGGGCAGGTCGCATGCGTCGGCCACGCCTTTCAGCATCGTCGCCAGGGAGGCGAAGACCCAGCGTGCCCAATTAGGATTGCTGCTCATGGGAAAACTCCTAGTGGCTGGCGGCGTCGGCCGGGACTAGGTCGTCGCCGGCCGTGGGGAAGTGCAGGTCCATGCCCTCCGTGCGTCCCCGCAGTTCCTTGCCGATCACGACCCAGGCGGTATGGTACTCGTACTCGGTAAGGGTATCGATGTCGAAGTGTTTGCTGTCGAAGACGATCCAATCGTCCTTCTGGAGCGTGAAGTCGGGGGGCACGTCCCGGCGGTCGATGATGAAGGTCCGCTTGCCTACGTCGAAGCCGCCGCCCTGGACCATCTGTTTCTGGGCGGTGATCAGCGAAATCGACTGCTTGGCGTCCCGCGTGACCACCCCCTGCAAGACAACCGCCCGCCGGACGCGCAAAGTCTGCACCGTGCTGGCGGTGGCCCCGGTCTTGGGATCGGCCGTGGCCGCCGTTTTGCGGCGGATGAGGACCATCGCCCCGTACTGCCGCTTCATGGCGTACAGGTTCGAGGAGACGTGCTGGTTCGTGACGTAGTTGTAAGGGGGTTTCATAGTTACCCTATATCTTCGTGCAACCCTTGTGATCGCCGTGGAAAGGGCAGGTGAAGCGCTCGTCGAGCGATTTTTCCAGCCGCTCCATGACGTTCGTGTTTTGCGTGATGACTTCCGTGCAGCGTTCGACCATCGGCAGGAGCACGTTGCGCTGCTCGTCTTCCAGGAGGTCGATGCGGTCGCCCATCCTTGTCTCGCGTTTCCAGCCCTGCCAGAGTAGGAATATGACCACCAATATGAGTGGCCCGTACTGCTTCAGAAGGGGGAAGATCGCCGTGAAATTGCTGTCCATTTTGTTGCCTCCATTCGCTGGAAAGGGCCGCCCGCCCCAGAGAAAACCGGGGCGGGCGGGTGCATGGCTTAGGTGCCAAGGTCCGCGTGGACCGGGGCTTAGCCTTGGAGGACGACGCCGAGGTTGGTGTCCAGGACGGCCACGCCGGCCAGGATGTCCAGGTTGACCACCGTGCCGCCCGAGCCGATGTTGTACTGCATCGAGACCCGCATGGCGATGTCGTTGTAGACGCCGACGTGCGACAACACGCCCATGGCATTGTTGGGAATGGCCAAGGGGCGGGTGACCAGGGCAATGGCGTTGCGGTGGAAGGCCAGGTTCAATGCGCCAGCCGGGCCGGGGAAGGCCAGGTCGGAGCTATTGACGGAGTTCACCAGCGGACGGTCGAGGATCACGGTCTGCTGGCCGCCAGCGCTCAGATAGGACTCGATGATCGTGTAGGTCACGCGGCTACCGCCGGTGCCGAAGGCAAGCAATTGCCCGATCGACGGGGCATTGGTCCAGCCCGTGAGGACGATGCCGGAGACCCAGCCGACGGCATACCCGGTAGAGGCGCTGCACGCTTTGTAGACGTTCACGGTCGCCGCGGCGGCAGTGGCGTACTTGTTGGCCTCGTTGAGGGTCAGGGCCGTGGTCGCGCCCGCGCCGACGGTGGCAGCGGTGACGAAGGTGGGCTGGTCGTTGCCGGCCACGACGGCGAACTCGCCGACGTTGGCGACGTAGGCCAGGGTCACGGCCTGCGAGCCGGCGACACCGGCGGCCAAGGCGTTGGTGACGGTGCCCGCGGCCACGTCGCAGTTGCCCTGCGTCGCGCTGTTGACGTTCTGGTCCATGTAGGTGTCGAAGCCCAGGATGCGGCCGAGGGTCGCGCTCTCCAGGGCCGTGCCGAAGTCACCGCGCTTCTGGGCGGCGATGAACAACTCGTTCTTCAGCAGGGCGGTCTCGCTGACCGGTGCCAGGACGAGGTTGCGGCCTTCCAGCGGGGCCTTCTGGATGTTGAGTTGCTGGCGGGCCTCCAGCACGTAGTCCTTGCTGTTGGCTGCGCCCAGGTTGGCCAGGCGGCCGACGCGCTGCGACGGGGTGCCGAGGAAGCCGTGGACGCGGCCCAGGACGGCGCGGTCCACCGAACGGGCGATGGTCATCATGCCCGGACGGAGGTAGATGTCCACCAAGTCCTGGAAGGACTTGCTGGCTTCGCCGTCCTTGATCGTGAAGCTCGTGTAGAACCACTGGTCCAAGGGCACTTGGACGTTGGTGGCAGTGGCGTCCTGGCTCTGGAGCGTGTCGCCGTCCTGCTTGCGGCGGATCTGGAAGGTGCCGGGCCGGCGGGTGTTCACCACGTCGCCGAATTGGCGGATTTCGTTCTCGAAATCGCGGTGGACGAGGTTGGCGATGACCATGTTCTCTTGGAGGATGGCCAAGCCCTCGTTCGCCCACAGTTCGGGAATAAACGCCGTGTTATCGTTGTCGAAGCAAACGATGCGGGCGCGGGTCGTGTAGAGAGGATTCATCTTTCAAAACTCCATACTTTGTTTGTTCGTCTCAAGGAACACTGCGGGCCGCCTACAGCGACGGCCCAGGGACCAGTCATTCCTCAAGAAACAGGGCGGGCCGTCGATGACGGCCCGTTCTCGGATCTGATTGTCAAACAACCCCTGACTAAATGGTGCGGCGCTTGTCGCGCCGCAGGCCGAGCAATTCAGGGTTCTTGGCTCGGATCTCTGCATACTGGGCCGGGGTCAGTTTCCTGACATCCAGCTTTCCACTCTGACCCGACGCAAGGCCGCCGGTTGCCGACGATGACCCGATTCCAGATACCACACCGCTCTTGAACAAGTTCCCGTAAACGGCGGGAAGCTCCTTCATGCGCTTGACGGCGGACTCGGGCGTGTGGAGGGTGACGATCGGCTCCCCGGTGCTGGGATCGTTGTCCGGGAAATCGACGACAACCTTGAACTTGCCAGTACCCTTGTTGGTCTTATCGTCGGTGACCTCGCTCAAGCGGGTCATCTGGCGAAGGATCGTCATTACCTGGGCTGGCTGGAAAGCATCGCA